CTTAACACTGAGTTAAATGTTGACGACGCTGGTAACACTTTTGTTGGTGTTCTAAATGGTAAGTACAAAGTGTACATTGACCCATATTACACTCTTGACCCAGTAAGTGGTCACAACAACGAAGGTTACATGACTGTTGGTTACAGAGGTTCAAACCCTTATGATGCTGGTGTTTTCTACTGCCCATATGTTCCATTACAAATGGTTCGTGCAGTTGGTGAGAACTCCTTCCAACCAAAAATTGGATTCAAGACTAGATATGGAATGATTTCTAATCCTTTCGTAGGGTCTTCTCCAAGTGATGGGTTGGCATCTGCTGGTTCAAACTTCTACTACAGAAAAATCGAAATAGAAAACATTCTATAAGGTTTTTTAAAAGTCGTAGACTTTTCTAAAAGGGACTCTTCGGAGTCCCTTTTTTTATGCCAAAAAAAACCCACCTCTGGGGAAGGTTGCGAACCTTCAATATAAACCCAAGGTGGGGTGATTGACTATCGACCTCTGTCTTTCGCCGTTACCTTACTTTATGTCATTCTTTCCTTTACCTCACTCACTAAAAACATATTATACTAAATTATGTACCTATAATGCAACTTTTATTTGTTATAAATATAAATGGTATTCAATCGAATACCATCGTTCAACTCCTTATGGAGTCGGAAGTAGGAAGACAAGAAAACCTCTTTCATATCTTGAAAGGCAAGCTAAGTACCCTAGGGGAACAGAGACCGACATCTTACCGAAGGAACGCATGGAGAAGGGTGTGCAACGAAAGTTGTATGTACGAAATCGAAATGAAAACTGGAGGCTACTATGTATTGCTACAGAGGTATCAAATACGACGCAAAAGACCTTAAAGAAGCAAGACAGAAATCCAAGAAAAGTAAACAAATTACTTATCGAGGAATTACTGGTAAAATTGCAGCTTAAGTAATTTTAGGAAGGGAGTCCTAGACTCCCTTTCTTTTTGTTATAAATACTACTATGACTACAAGAACTATTACTACTGCATCATGGGCTGGTAACCTTCCAGATAATTTATCCTATCTTGCACCAACTCAATTCGAACTATTAGTTAAAAAATTACCTAATACAAAATATTTTGCAACTGGTGTTAATGTACCATCTGTAAGTGTTGCAGAGGTAATTCAACCTACCAATTTAGGTTTAAATGTTAAAGCACCTGGCGATAAATTAAATCTTGGTGAAATAACTGTCACATTTATTGTTGATGAAAACATGGAAAACTGGACTGAGTTATATACATGGATGTCACAACTTACTAGTTCTACAGACCCAGATAAGTTTAGAAGTCTTGTAGGTGCAAACAGAAGAGCAAATGAACCATATGATGGTTCTGGTGATTATGATGCAATATACTCAGATATGACTATCGTAGTTACTACAGCTGCAAATAATCCCAATAGATATATAAGAATACAAGGTGCATTTCCTACATCGTTAGGTGAGATTACAATGGATACTACTGTTGCTGGTGGTTTATCATATGTAACTTGTACTGCATCTTTCCAATTTACAAACTTTGAAATAGCATCCACATCGTAATTTGGTGGACAAATACCACTTTCGTGGTATAATTATATTATGACATTAGAAGAAATACAAAGTATGTGGAAGGTTGATTCTGTAATTGACCAGATTGATTTGGATAAAGCATCCTTACAAACACCTTCTTTACATGCAAAATACCTAGAACTCCTAAACGAAAAAAGATTATCTCTTAAATCTTATGAGGTAAAGTATAATCAACTTCTAAAGAAGAAGTGGTTATGGTATACCGATAAGTTATCTAAAGAAGAGATAGATGAATTAGGATGGTCATATGACCCATTCGAAGGTCATAGAGTAATCAAACAAGACTATAATTACTACTTTAATGCAGATAAAGATTTATCTGATATGAAACTCAAAGTAGAATATCTTACTGAATGTGTTGACTGTTTAAAAGAGATACTAAATATCATTACATGGAGACATCAATCAATCAAGAATGCAATCGATTGGTTGAAGTTTACTAATCCAGCTGGATAATATATTATGCCCTCATTCTTACAAGAACATTGTCTTCAATTATCAAGAGTAATTCCACCTAATATATGTGAAGAAATAATACAAATTGGTAAAGATACTTATACTGAGTATGGACAGATAGGTGGTAGTGAAGAAGGTATTGAAGACCATTATACTCGTAAATCTGGTGTTGCATGGTTAGATAGAGATGCAAAACTATCAGATGGACTTACTATCTTTGACCATATTACTCCACATGTAAGACAAGTAAATGAAGAATTTTTTAAGTTTGATTTATCATTTCATGAAACATATCAATTTACAACATATAAATATGACCCAGATAAAAAAGAACATTATAGTTGGCATTGTGATGGACATCATACACCATATACAGAAGAAGAATGTAAGAATGACCCTTTGATAAATGAAAGATTAAATACATATAGAAAACTTTCATACAGTGTAAACTTGTCACATCCAGATGAATATGAAGGTGGACACTTTGAATGGACTGACCCATTTGGATTGAATCCACAGACTATGACACCAGATAATATCACATACAGAGCAGAACAAAAAGCAAGAGAACAAGGAAGTATAATCGTATTTCCATCTTTTGTATATCACCAAGTAACCCCAGTAATAAGAGGAATGAGACATTCATTAGTAGGATGGATAGCAGGGCCGACATTCAGATAACCAAAATCGACAATACTCATATCAAGGTAGATGCAGATGAATCTATCAAGAGAGAGTTGTCTGATTACTTTACTTTCCCAGTGCCTGGCGCAAAGTTCATGCCTTCGGTACGAAACAAATATTGGGATGGAAACATTCGTTTATATGCACAAACTACTGGTAAGTTGTATCTTGGACTATATTATGCATTAGAACAATTTGCAAAAGATAGAGACTACAACATGGAAGGTTATGGATGGGAAACTGATATAGAGTATCCAGACTTTACCGATGGATTAAATATGGGATTCCCTCTTAGAGATTATCAAGTAGAGGCAATATCAAGAGGTATTAAATATAGAAGACAATTGTTAGTATCTCCAACTGCAAGTGGTAAATCTGCAATCATATATTGTATTGCAAGACATTTTATATCCATGCACAAAAAGAAAGTATTGGTTATTGTACCTACAACATCACTAGTAGAACAAATGTCTAAAGACTTTGCAGATTATGGATACGATAAACCTATTGATAAGATGTATGGTGGTGCAAAGGTAGGAGATACCGACATAGTAGTGACTACTTGGCAGACCCTATCCAAAATGCCAAAATCGTTTTACGATGGATTTGGTGCAGTGTTTGGTGATGAAGCACACTTATTCAAAGCAAAAGTACTTACTGGTATCATGGAAAAGATGAAAGACATTGGTCATAGATGGGGATTGACTGGTACATTAGATGATACACAAACACATAAATTAGTATTAGAAGGATTGTTTGGCCCTACACATTATGTAACTACTTCTAGTGATTTGATGGATGAAGGTATTCTTGCAGAGTTAGATATACAATGTTTAGTATTAAAGTATCCACCAGAGGTATCTAAAGAAGTTGTATCTATGGATTATCCTAGAGAAATGGAATTCCTTGCTGGTAATGAAAAGAGAACACAGTTTATAAAGAATCTTACATTAGGTCAGAAGGGTAATACATTGATATTGTTTCAGTATGTAGATAAACATGGTAGAAAGATATATGATGCATTCCAAAAAGCTGGTATCAAATCATTCTTTATCTATGGTGGAACAGATACAATCAATAGAGAAAAGGTCAGAGAGTTGATGGAAAAGGAAGAAGGATGTGTAATCATTGCATCCTATGGGACTTTCTCAACAGGTATAAATATTAAGAACCTACACAACATTGTGTTTGCAAGTCCTAGTAAATCTAAGATTCGTGTATTACAATCAATTGGTAGGGTGTTAAGAACAAGTAAAGATAAAGTAAATGCAACTCTTTTTGATATTGCAGATGATTTAAGTTATAAGAAAAGAGAGAATTATACTTTGAGACACTTTAAAGAACGAATAAATACATATAGTAAAGAAAGATTTAAATATACAATACATGAGGTAAAGTTTTGAAGTGGTACGATATTTTATGGAAACAGAAACCTACTGATACTTGGAAGAATCCAGACCCAGCTGAGGTAACAATTGATAATGCATATAAAACACGATGGATATGGTATCATACGATTTTAGGAATTTTAATTTTCACTTCTAACATTCTATTGGTAGCAATATTAATAGTTCTTGCAGTAAAACTATGAGTCAATACAGATATATAAAACTACGAAATGGTGAAGACATCATTGCAATGACACGAATTAAGGAAGATACTGGTACAGTAGAAATGACCCTTCCTTGTAATGTTGGTCTTACTCCATCAATAACAGGTAAAGGGTCAGTAATAAAACTATCTCCTTTAGTTCCTTTTACTAGAGATAATAAGGTAGTTATTGCAGCTTCTGAGGTAGTATACACAACATCCATCGATGACAAGTTCATACAATTCTACGATAAAGCATGTAAGGATTGGATACATCTTAGGGATGATATAGGATTAGATGTAATGTCACCTAAAC